GAAAATTGGTCTTTCTCTCGACAAAGGAATAAATCTTTCTATTGTCGAAACTGTTGCAAAGTTCGCCAACATCAATGGCGCATCAAAAACACTACTCACGAAAGAGAATACGGAAAGAAATGGAGAGCAACACATAAGCAACAGAGAAGAGATTATGCTAAAACCATTGGACAAGAGAATAAATTGGAAGTTCTTCGCCATTACTCTGGCAATGTCGTCATCCCATTTTGTGCTTGTTGCAAAGAGAATCGGATTGAGTTCCTCACACTTGACCATATCAAAGATAACGGCTATCAAGAGACTGTTTCCCATCGAAAGACTCTCTATTTTTACCTCATTAAACAAGCCTTTCCAGAGGGCTATCAAGTTCTTTGTTGGAATTGCAATGAAGCAAAGGCGCACTACGGATACTGCCCACACCAAACACATAAATATACCCAGAGGCGAGAACTCCGAGGCAGATAGAATGTCTCGCATGGCTTATGAAACGTGGATGTTGGCCAATGGTCGCAAGCCTCTGTATGGGAAACGACAGAATGTTTATAAAGGTCGCAAACAGAGGGGTGTGCTATGAGCAAGAACAAAAGATTCAAGAAGGTAGACAGATTCTTCAAAGCGATAAGAATCGTCTTCATAGGTGATATGCACGTTGGGTCAATCTACTCTGTGGCCTCTCCATTCGTTACCTTGACTTCAAACGATGCTCCCACTACGCTTGAAACAACGAAGAAGCAACACGCTTTGTTTGAGGTATTTTCAGAGTGTGCGAAGAAGTTCTCCCAACCTGACCTTCTAATGGTAGTTGGAGAGCCGATTGATGGCCCTAACCCTAAAAGCCCACAAGACGCTTGGACGCTGAATACAACAGACCAGATAAATGAGGCCGAAAAACTGGTCAAGATGTTCGGAGCCAAGAAGATTAAAATGGTCAGAGGGTCTGGCTATCACGGAAGCAACATGAGAGGGCAGAATGCGGAAATGACCTTTGCGGAACAGGTGGGCGTTAGTCCCAATTCCGATGGCGAGTTGGTTCCAGCAGAGCACCTATTAAACGTCAATGGCACACGCATTCTCGTTGCTCATCACCAACCCAATTATACGGTGTATAGGGCAACTGGCTTAAACAAACAAGTCAAAAATATGTATGTAAACGCGGGAGTCAGAGAAACGAAACCTTACAATTGTATGGTGTTCGGCCATGTCCACTTCTACGATTGTGTAGACATATACAAGTGCAAAGTCATCTCATTGCCAAGTTGGAAACTGAACGATTGGTTCAGCAAAAAGACCGGAATTGGTGACGATTCCAGCATCGGTGCAGTTCAACTCACAATCCAGCCCAACGGAAAAATGACCGTAGAAGCACTCATCTACGACCTACCACATGAAAGAGAACCAGAAGAGGAAGTCGTCTCATGAAGACTCCAAAGTTAGTTCGTAGAGAACCCCCTCAGACCACCGAGCCAGAGCATCCTGAACTGGTCTTGCCAGAGGAAGACGTTCCCGAAGAACTGCTTCCTTACAGTATGACCATTGACGGCTTCTATCAAGAAGTGAAACGAGCACCTGCTGACAAACCACTGAGACGGAGAAATCTCATCTTCTTGGTGAAGTCATTTGAAGATGCTCAACACACTAGAGTTATGGCCATGAACCGCCTCAGAGCGATGGGACGCTCCGAAGACCAGTTGAAGGACGACCTCAAAAGTTATGCTGGCCCCGAACTCATTCTGAAAAGGACGATTGAAAAGTTGCTCAGATTTGAGCCAATCTATCAGGAACACCTAAGCAAGATTACAGGGGTTGGGGCTTCCTATGCTGGCAAATTGATTGCTTACATCGGTGACATCGAGAGGTTCCCCAACGCCAGTAAACTGACCACTTACGCTGGACTGAATGTAATCACTCGTTGCGGAAAGTGCAAGAAGAGAATCTTCCTCAACAACGATGGCCAAGTCAGTCCCTTTGAGACTAACAAGTGGGTTGAACACATAATGGGACGACTCAAGATGCAAGCCGACAAACGCCTTGACAAAGTGGCATTCAACGAAGCAGAAGCACTTGAGGACTTACAGACCCACATCTGTAAGTGTCCTAATCCAGAAGTGATTCGAGTCGCACCAAAGCGGAAGCGTGGTGAACTCGTTGAATGGAATCCCGACTTCAGAAGTCTGCTGTGGAACATCGGCAAGCAGTTCGTCAAACAAGGGAAGGCATACAGAACCCTTTACGATGGTATCAAAGCCGAGCAGACAGAGCGAGATGGCGCAACACTTTCAAAGGGGCAAATCGATGCACGAGCCAGAAGGAAGGTAATGAAGGTCTTCCTCAATCAATTATGGGAACAATGGAGACTGATTGAAGGATTGCCAGCCCCTAATCTTTGGGTGTTGGAGCATGGTGGTCACACGGATAAATTACCTCTGTTGAGGGATGAGTCGGTGTGACATCTGAAGCCAAAGGACAAGTGACACCCAAAGACTGTCTGCGAGCCATCCTGTCTATGACAACCACACTTGCACTGCGAGCCAATCTTGAAGTGATACCCAAATCGTTACTGCGAGCCATAAAGACCATGATACCCAATTCGCAATTGCGAGCCATCCGAACTATGACACCCATCAACCGTTTGCGAGCCATTGGCTTCATGACACCCACAGTTACATTGCGAGCCATGTGTCTAATGACACCCATACCTCTAATGCGAGCCATTGAAGTAGTGACACCCACAGAAGAAGTTGCGAGCCATGAACGAAATGACACCCATATTGGTATTGCGAGCCATGTCAGCAATGATACCCAAAGAAGTTGTTGCGAGCCAAAAGTGGAGAGGTCAAACTCGGCCTCTCCTCTTCGCAAATCTTTAAATAGGTTACGAACAGAGGGATAGGCTATGACATTTGCAAGACGTAAACGATGGAGCGTAGTCAAGAAACGTAGACATACTTCGCACCAGAAGATTCTGGCGCAACGGGCTGAGAGAGAGAAGGAGAAGAAAACAGGGGAGAAGAAGAAATGAGTGCACAAACCCATGAAGCCGATGGAGGTTCTATCAACGCTTGGGGATATTGCTCCAAATGTCACAAACAGATAGAGCAACTAATCAAGGAGATGACGATGGCAAAGCCAGAGGTCGAAAAAGGAATGAACCAAAGAATAGAAATGGAAGCCAACAACACAAAGGAACTCGGACTTCTGGTTAGTGCTTATTGGGCAGAAGGTATCAGACTTGTTTCATTGGATTACTTGCTACATGGCAGATTCAACTGCGTCTTTGAAGGGCCGATTAGAGGGGAGACAAAATGAGTCACAAAGAATGTAGTATAGCCAGCCACCGACATGGGGTAAGGACTAGAGACGGACAGATTGAATGCAGTGGTCGTAAGGGCGGCATCCACACATTCAACGGTAGAGAAATCAGACTGGTCGGGAACCCCATTCCTTTAGTCTACTGTTCAAAGTGCAACCTTGTCGCGGCTTACTATAGATGTGACAACAAATGAGTCTCGCCAATCAGAAAGAACTCGGTAAAGCCAAACTCCCGAAGGGCTGGAATGAAGGAGATAGATACCTTTTCAAGTGTAGAGATTGCACAACGTCTTGGGTTGATTCTGACTTGGAATGGATGAGACAATCAGCGACAATACATAACCAACTCTTCCCAGACCATCATGTGATAGTGGCCAAAATAATAGGTCTGGCTAATGGTGATGAATATGTCCCTCCTCAGTAACCAAGAGCGACTTGATGCCAGCAGACGCAAGGACAGGGCTTTTGTAAGATTAAGCCGACAGGTTGTCTGTAGTTGCGGCCAGTTGCTTACTCGTCCACGATGGCGCAACTTCACATTCTGCTTCAAATGTGGCCAAAAATTGGTGTTCTATACCGTATGAGCCTAGCCAATCAGAAGGAGTTAGACGAAGCAAGATACCTAGTTGACTGGGAAGAAGCGTTCAAACAATACAGAGAATATATGATGAAATATGACACATTTACTATCCCGGTTGCCGAACAATTCTGGCTCAAATGGTTAGTGAACCAAAGATTTAAGGCAGTCGGTCTTGAATATCGAGGAACCCCAATTGTCATTAGCGAACCAGAAACAACTGAATGACCAATATCAGGAGATGCGACATGAGTTCGGCATCCCTGATGACCTGACCGATGAAGACTTCATACCAGAGAAGTTCGGCCCTTGTTTCTTCTGTAAGAAGTGGGTGTCAGACTTCGACTTTTGTTGGGGTTGTGATTGTTTTGTTTGCCAAAAATGTAACGACCCGAACAAGATTCTGCACGAACAACACAAAGTAGAAGACCATCTAACCCTGTAGAGTCCCATCTTCTTTCCTATAGGGCTTGCAATCGCATAGTCCTACTGGCTCATTACATCCGAAACAGACCTCTGGTTCTTTGGCACTTAAACGATAGGATGCTCGACCACACCAGCATGGTTGATGCGTCCTTTTGATTACCTGAGCAACCTGATTCTTGGAGATGCTTTTAGCCTCTACCCTACCCGTTAGTTTCCTCTTCGGTGGGATAATCATTAGCACCATAAGGAGACTCTCGTTTAGTTACTATTTAAAGATTCTTATGGAGCATGAACGACCATGTGATTAAGGAAGTCTTTCTGCCACTTGAAAGTCTTGCCGCATTGGTCGCACTTGAAGGCTCCCTCTTCCTTCTCTGCTTCTGGTTCCTCTGGTTCGGGTTCTTCTTCTGGCTCCTCTTCGGGTGGGACTTCTGGTTCCTTACCCTCGCCACTAGGTGGCGTAGGTGGCCCCTTCTCCTTCGGTTCACTGGGTTCCTTCCCCTTCTCTGGCCCCGGTTCAGGTTCTTTGCCCTTCTCCTTGTCCTTTCCCTTCGGCTTCTTGGGTGGAGTGGGCTTGGCGGTAGGCTTGGTCGTTGGCTTCTCAGGAACCTTACCTACCCACATCTGCTCTCCATTGTGGAAGAGGATGGCCTCGAACTCCTGAAGGTCACGGAAGACCTCTTCGGGCTGTGCGAACCAATCAATCAGAACGTCTAGGTCTTGAGGTAGAATGTGTTGGAAGGTGAAGATGTAGGGCGAGTTGGCTAGGATGTCCTTGTTAACGTCAGCCGTCCTTCGAGCCGCGAAGATGCCGCCTACGTTGTAGTTGCGTCCAACGTTCACCAACTCATTGAGCATAGTTCCCGGCTTGGTCTGATAGCGGTCAACCTCGTCCATCACCACCATACAATCTCCTCTCTCTAGTGCCGAATAGAGTATCTCGTCTACACCCGCAGTATCGGCTGGACTAACTTGGTGATAGTCTATGTTAGGCTGGCCATCATACTCAGCGAAGTTGCCGAGAGCGTCCAACAGAACGAACTGATAGTCCTTAAGGATGTCCGACAGAAGCACTTTGATGAGATTGGTCTTGCCCGAACCCGTTTTACCGAGTATGGTAATCTTGTCTGAGACATCAACCTCTAGTTTGGGCTTCTCTCGACTCTTCGCTTCTACAGTTGCAGGGTCAGTGCCAGCAATCTTCTGGGCCTCTGGTGAGAGGTCTGCTCCCTTCTCCTTATCTTTGTCTTTATCTATGCGTGGGTCTTTGACTTCCTCTTCATCTAAGTCAGTCCAAGGCAATGGTTCTCTTTCACAATATCCGCAGTCTCCACAACCACAATCTTCATCTGGGCAACATTGACAGGCATCTGGTGAGTCTTCTAGGGTCGTATCGTCTATGTCTCCACCCTCTTCATACTTCGGAATCTTGCCCTTCCCCTTACAGTAAGTGCATGGGCGACCACTTACTTCATTCCTGCCACTGCCCTCGCAACTTGGACAAGGCTCTACCCAAAGGCTTGGGTCTTCCTTCTTGATGGCCGGAACCTCGCCATCATCATCGTCATCAATACCCATTTCCAGTTCGAGCAAGTCTTCTTCATCGTCTACTGGGTAAGCATAATCGCACATCACACAAATCCACTGTTTTTGTTTTATCGTTTCATCTTGCTCATTTGGCCCCATCGCAAATCCAAAGCCGCACTTGGGACAGTTAAAGAGAAGGTAGGCATCAGGGTTAATGTCCTCTGAATCGCCCTCTCTCTTACCAGTGGGTGCTGTTATCTGAGAGCCAGTAGGAACGAATTGACTCTGTGTGAAGGGACTAATATTCTGTTCTGTGGTAGGGTTCAATTGCTGAGAGAGGTTGTCTTGGCTCTGCCCTTCCCAACCCTCTTCTGTCGATGCGTCACCCTGCTCATTCATATCCATTGGTTGCGGCAACCCAATGTCAATTGGGTAAACGCTTTTATCAAGATAGGCAACTGACCCATCAAAGCCCCAAAGTTCTAAGTATTCGCCTTCATCTACTTGAGCAAAGAAACTATCATAGTCTGCGGCTTGTGGAAACATCTCCTTAATGGCGGCAACATCTTGGCTGTCTGTGACTAGAATCAAGTCGTCTCTATTGTTGAGGTCGGCTATAGTCTTGCCCTTGGCCGCTTCCTCTTCAAATCTGATGGGGTCAGAAGGCTTGGAACCAACGCGATGGTTAGGCCAATCTAAAACCTTTCTCACCGACTTATCACTCATACCTTGAATAAGTCCTTTCTCCTATTTAAAGATGACCACTCTCCCATAGCAAGAACCTTTATATGGCAGAACAGCCACTTTAAATACAGTCATGGCTGAGAAAGAAGAGGACAAACCAAGAGACAATGTTATCACCGGAGCTCTGAAGCGTCTGGGATTCATCTCAGACCCGCCAAACAATCTGTTGACGGGAAAGGGATTGAGCGACCCAACTGCTCAGGCTTCTTATAAGCCACCCTTAGAGTCCCAACTTGGGCAGATTGACAGAGGCGAGGCGTGGTGGAGAGACTTTGCTTGGGAAGAGTATGCGACCAAAGACTTGCCCGGTCTCGGTCTAGGCTTTACAGTCTATCCGTATGTTGCCGTTTGGGAGAAGATATGGGGAGCCGTCCCTACCGAAGACTATGAGAAGTATAAACAATACTACGTTCAGGAACCGTTCATTAGAGCCACGATAGACTTCCATACTCAGATGACCATTTCACAGGGTTATGAGTTGGACTATCCTCTGGATACTGTAGTGAAGGATGTCAAGGCTTTCCTCGACAGACACGACTTCATCAACCTGCTTAAGATAATGGTAAAGGATATGCTAGTCTTCGGCAACTCCTACACAGAAGTTGTGAGGACTTGGTTCTGTCATGAGACAGGTCACGACCTAACCGAACTGAGAATTTCTTACGAGACAGAAGGGAAGGATGGTGGACCGGGATACTGGTGGACAGACAGAGTAGACATTGCTGATAAGCACAACAAACTCTATCCTACCCACAAGTTGGAGAACCCCTATGGTGAGATTACCCGCTTCAAGCCACTAGACCCCATGTATATGAGAGTCAGAAGGGACGCTTACGGAACCATCCTTGGGTATGTCCAGTATTACGTCTTCCCGCTAGTCACCTTCCTTGCAGACGAGATAGTTCATCTGAGATATATGCCTACCTCTTGGACTTATGAGTCGGTCTACGGTGTATCAATGCTACGCCCTATTCTCTTCCATCAGGAGTTGATGAAGAACTATGAGCAGACGATGGGAGCCATCATGAATGTCTTCCTGAAGCCCATGTTCCTAGTCCACGTTGGCACATCAGATAACGGCCTACCAACGGCAGAAGTCACCAACCAACAGTATCAGTCAGTGAGGAGATACTTCCAGTCTAGCCAACCCGGACAGTCCATCGTAATCAGAGCCTCAAGCCCAGTAAAGGTAGAGCCAATCAACCCACCCATTGACAGGATGCAGACCACAGCGTTCTGGCTTCAGTGGCTCCACAACATGAGAACCTACGCCCTCTCCGTTCCAAAGTTCTTTACCGACCCTGCTGGATTGAACAGAGCCACAGCCCAGACTGTAGAGAGGGGATATTTCACGTTCATCAGTTCCAACCGCCAGTCCTTGAACAGCCAACTAGAGAGGAGCATCATGATAATGGTAATGCGGTCTATCTATGGTAAGATTGCAGACGAACTCATCCATGAGTATGATGTGCCCAAGTTCATCTGGAAACCAGTGAAAGAGGACTCTCTAGAAGACAAGGCAAAGACTTATCTACCCCTCTATGCAAGCCGTATCCTGACCAGAGATGAAGTCAGAAAAGCACTCGGCTTCGAGCCATTGAATGAGGAAGAATTGGAGAAGGAGATAGGCGAGACAATGCCACCTATGGCCCAGACAGGAGCAGGAGCACCCGGTATGACAAGAGAGGGAACACCCACCTTCGGTAGTCCAGATGAAAAGATGGCTACACGACCCCCTGACGAGAAGATGATACCAGACGAAGGGGCGGCACCAGAATGGGGAGCAGACATGGCAGAGAAGACCGAGCAAGGAGAAAGATTAGATGAGATGGAAGACGCGATTTCGGACCTCAGACAAGAGTTCCAAAAGAAACTACATGAAGCAGAGATGGAGATAGATAACAATGAAAAGAGAACATAAGACGTTCTACGTCTGCATCCATCATCCCTGCTCTCTCATCTACGAAGAGATTTCCTTCCTTCTTCATCTTGGCTTTGAACCATGTCCATTATGTGGCTGTGTATTGGGAAGCCACCGCGAACTATAGAATCTTTAAATAGGATGCTACAATAGGGGTTGGTAATGACAGCAATCAGTATTGAAGAAATGCTCCGCAAATACCCGCCCCTTGCACGATTCAAGGACAACCCAGACGCAGTTCGCCAACTCTATGCAGAACTCAATCCCAAGAGAAAACTCTCAGAGTTAGACATAGGAGACTATGTGAATGGGATGGACGTTCTGATTACGAAAGTCATTGGCACATCCTACTATGTGGGGTGTCCAGTGTGCTTCTACAAGAAAGAAGGAGTAGAGATTGGCACATCATTCGACTGCACCAACATCAAGTGCAACACGCAAAGAGTAGCAACCAAACTTGTGAAGTGGACACTGCAAGGTGGAGACGAGACAACCAAAGCCATCCTTGACTTCCCGGCCTTCGCCTTCCGATTAGACGATGGAAACAAGTATCTGGCAAAGGTCGTCAACATCTCAGGGAAAGTGCAGAAACTCACCGACCAAAAACAGGACGGAAAGGTGGTAGGAAAGACACCCATAATCATGGTGCGAGACATGAAGGTCGTCTCAGACATAAGAGACCCTGAAACAGACACTCTCGCAACTCAGATTACGAAGTCTACGTTGGCAGAAGCAGTTGAGATACCGCTTGGTGAAGGGCCAAAGGGTCTTCCCACTCCCCCTGTGTCTCCGGTCACTCCACCCATCTCGACCATTCCAGAAACCAAACTCAAAGCGTTCAACACTTGGATGACCATCATGAAGACGGTGACAGAAGCCCAACTGAAGAACCATGTTGAGAGCAATCTCAAGTTGAAGTTGGATGACGTTCTGCCTCTGGTGGACAAGCACTTCCAAGACTCGACACAAACAACAGTCTACACGCTGAGACCTGAACCTACACACTAGGTTCGGGCCTTCCCCTTTTCTGAACACCTTTAAATAGTCCCGTCACTCTTATCTTCTTAGTATGCAACCACCGTATCAGCCAGCCACGCCTCAACAGCCAGCCCCGAAGCCGGGTCAGCCGAACTATCCCAACATCGAGAAGTTCAATGAAGAGGAATGGGGGTCTAAGCGAAAAGGTCAGCCTTGTCCATATCAGCCTTGTGACTATGAGATTGAACAGTATGGTGGCGGGTCTGTGTTTCGAGAACATTGTAAAGAGACACATCCTGAAATCTATACGGAAATGATGAGAGTAGAGGACTTGTTAGACGATGACACAGCAGTTAAATGTCCAGAGTGTAGAGGAACTGGTATGAAACCATCAAAGACAGAGGAGCCAGACCCTAGCAATCCAGACAAAGAACTCAATCCTGACCCAGACATCCCAGAACCAGTAGAACCAGACGAGGACGGAAAGGAGAAGGAACCCTTCGATGGCAAACCCGTCACAACTGAAGGGCTAGAGGTTCCTGATAAGGTTGAGATACCTGAACGCCTCTACAACGACCTCATGATGATGATTGAATACTCCGTCTCTAACGACAATGAAGCGGGTGGCTTCCTTATCGTGGCCGAGCATGGCAACATAGGTGTCGTGGGAGAGCAGTTTGGGAAGGACAGAGAGATAGTGCTAGAGCCTAACGAAGCACTCCACGAAGGCGAGTCCCTTATCGGCACAGTCCATATGCACCCCGTCACCCCTACCGCAAGCACTGGCGATGTATCGGGTTATTTGAACGATGAGAACGAGAAGGTCATGGTGGTGGTAGGGCAGGACAAGTCCATCAACTTCTACTTCAAGACCCCCTTCACAGCAGAAGGAGACTACGGAGATGAGATAAGCGACAACTTCGAGCAGGAAGACATGGATATGCTGGCAGAAGGATTTGGCTTCATCTGGTATAGGGGCGAGGAATCGGACAGGACGGAACTCCATCTCATGTCCAATACGGTAGACAACGTAGAGTTGAACATCGTAGAAGATACTTGGCCCGTTGAAGACTTGATAAAGGGGATAGGAATCAAGGGCCGACCCGACATACCTGAAGATTACTCTCAAAAGAAAACTCCACTTAAACTACAGATACCATTCTCTTTTAAGTGTAATGACCATTTATTGAAGGGTTAAGATTTGGGGCTTCTCATGTGGACAAACGCCATAAAGTCCTTTACCAATGTTACAACTGAAACACATAACCTGCAAACCCTTTGGCCAATTGTTCTTCTTTAACCAAGCATAGAAAACAGCAGAGCCACTAATGTTTCTTCCAAGAGCGTCTTTCTTCTGTTTTGCTCCATCATTATTAATGTGGTCAAGAGTAAGAAGTTCGAGTAAGGTCTCTCCGCAAGGTGGACAAACACATTTTGGATGTTCCCCACCATAATGAGTAAGTGCCTCAATCTTCAATTTCAGGGCGTTCTCTTTCTTCCATTTGCGTCTATATTCTATCACATCTGGTCTCTTATGGTAAGTCTTTTCATACTGTCTTCGTCTTTCTCGCTCTCTTTCAAGATGCCTTTGATACCATCCTTTAGCCCAAGTGTGCCTTTGTTCTCGGTGCTCCTCTCGATATTTCTTATCATATTCTTTTCTCTTCTCAGGATTGGCGTAAGGCATAGATGATTATTAGGAAGTCCAGATATATAAGTCTTAAGGTAACTACCAACTTACCCAGAATCCTAACAATACTCGACCAAGAAGACCCCTCTCAAGCTACAGATTCCCTTCCACCTTCAGTGCAACGAGAAGAGGCTGACTGGCTAGGGGTATACCGGGGTATACCATATCCCCCTCTAAAAGCGAATGCTTATAAGTTAGAGCAGGTATTAGTAACTCATGGTTCTTTCTATTGAATATGCGGCTGGAATCATTGATGGAGAAGGGTATTTTTCACTGACCAAACAGAGGCCAAAGCAAAACTATGTTCAACCCATTATTGGTGTCTCTCTTGTAAGAAGTCCAGAGAGCGAAGCATTACTTCAAGGCTTCAAAGAGACCTTTGGTGGCCACATCTATATAAAGCCCAAGGAAACGTGGCTCAAACGTGGCATCAATGCACAAGACCAAATCTGTTGGAAGGTCTCTTCTTACCATGATTCTCAGAAGAAACAACCGCTTAAACTTCAAATACCATTCTCATGGAGATGTAATGAGAGAAGGCTTATATAGGTCTTGCACTAAGAATACACCTATTGCCCTACAAAGACAAAGAAAAGGAACACCAACAGCGCAAGAGATGGAGAGCATCGCATAAGGACAAGATAAAGGAATACAGTGACCGATTCTATCGAAATCATATAGGAGCATTGGCAAAGTATGGGAGAAAGCATTTGCTCAAGTTGAAGACTGAAGTTATGGTTCACTATTCTGGCACAGACCCACCCCAATGCGCTAACCCCTTTGGAGAACACAAGGAACCCTACACTACTCTTGCGGCTTTGACTATTGACCATCCAAGCGACAATGGAGCAGACGAAAGAAGAAGACTGTTTGGAACTCGATTGAGGGCAGGTGCGCCCTTCTATCGTTGGCTTAAGAAGCACAATTTCCCTGAAGGATACCGAGTGCTTTGTTTCAACTGCCAATGGATTAGCAGAGATAAGAAGTTGCAGAGTGATAAAGAATGAAGACCAGAACTAAACTCATTGGAATTGAGATTCTTTCCTATATAGTCAACGGCCTCTTCCTCATCTATTATCTCTTCAACCCAATAGTCGCGTTACTTGAAGTTCTTCTACTTGCCGAATACTTTGTGAGTCTTGGAGTAACGATAGGATGGTTCACACTTACTGATGAGATAAGAGATGGCTAATCTTTTTAAGGGACGAAAAGAAGAGATAAACTATGAAACGTGAATCCTCACCTACTAACGCTCTTTTTGGCTCCTTTCGTAGATTCTATGTGCCAACGTGGGTTTGGCTTGCTGGCTATTTTGCTACACTTATTACAGTAGTAGGTGCAATAGTCTGGATTAATCTAGTTACAGTAGAGGGAAGTGCTCTATAAGAATCTCGACCAAGAAGACCCCACTGAGGTTGCAAATTCCATTCGCTTTCCATTGCAAAGATGGAAGACTTACAGGTTGAAGGATATAGTATATACCCCTTATTCAGAACCTTTATTAGAGATGAAGTAGAAGGGTATCTATGCAACTCTCAGACATCGGAAAGTATCTGAAGGAGCAGGCCATCTTCCTTGGTTCCACCTTTCTATTCACAGTAGTAGGTGGTATCATAGGAGCAATTGTGGCATGGGTAATCTCTTGGTTTACAGGAGTGCCCGTCCTACAATCGGCCATAGTCGCGCCAGCCTATGTTGCCCTAGCACCGCTAGGAGCATTGGCAGGATTCGTGACTTCGTTCCTTAGACGCATACTGGCGTAAAATCTACGCCAGCCTGTATTTTTTCTATCCGAGGCTAATCTTTAAATAGGTTACTCTCTATAGTATGGACTACACAGTAGAGTGGCGTTGAGTTGAGTGAAGTGGAGTGTAGTGTGGTAAAGTATAGTGAAGTCCAGTCTAGTGTAGTGAAGTCCTGAATCTTTATATAAGTCAGCCTCTACTCAGATGGTGTTGCCAAAAAAATGTTATGGAGTTGTTGAAATCCGAACCTCTCCCTCTGGATGGTGGGAAGGGTGTCTCAATATCACACCATTGGTCGAGCAGGTTCCTGCCGTTACAGGTGCTCTCTTCGATGTGGACAATATCAAAGGCTTGAAACCGATTGCCGCCAGACGGGAGATACCAGAGGATAGGTCTTTCATGACTGAGACGCTTGTGCAGGAGATGAACCTCTTCTACTACAACGCGACTTGGATACGCCCTGCTGAGATAAAGCAAGCCTTCAACGTCATAAAGACAGAGAAGGGATGGGCTACCGTATTCAAACTCATCTCAGACTTTGCCGAGCAGTATGGCGAAAACAACTGTCGTTTAATCGTGTGGTTTAGTTAGACTCGAATGAGGTTCTGAGCCTTAATGAAGTTGCACAAGATACACCACACTTCGTATCCTTCTGGATAGTTATGGAGACGAAGCCACACATAGAAACGCCATCCACCGTATCCTATTCTACGCCTTTCTTCAGCACCATTATTGTTGGGATGGTCAATGGTGAGACCTCTGATGTCAGCAACAGGACATAATCCCGTATGCCAACAATCTTTTCCTTTACACATACAACGTGGCGGATTTCCCGCATAATGAGTAAAAGCCATCATTCTTTCCTTATTGCGTTGTTCCTTTCCTCTTATTCGTTCTTTCGCTCTAATTTCTTCTCCATGAAGAGCATACCGTTTCTTTGCTTGTCTAAGAATCGCACTGTGATTCTCCTTGTAATACTTGGCCTTGTAAGCCAACTTCTTGGTTCGATTCTTCTGATACGACCTTCTGGCAATTTCCTTTGCTCTTTCAGGATTCTTCTCTCGCCATTCTTTCTGATACTCTGCACCAGTCTTCATAGCAACCAAACTATTTATAGCGTTTGGTCTATTTAAATGTTCTCATCGTCTGGTTTTCGTGATTTCGGCAAGAACCTTTATATAGGATGCAAACAAAGGGGTGTCTATGAACATGATGAAACTGACAGCAAAACGAGTTCTTCCTCCAGTCCTACTCATCACCATACTTGCTTTAGCCTTCCTCATACCAGCAGTGATGGCTTGGAACAGTGCGTGCACCAATAGTGATGGCACTTTCCTTGGAACATCCGGTATTACTTCAAATGGGGTGTGGCACGTTTCTTGGAATGACCCATACGTTGTTCCTTCAGGACATTGGTGTTTCAACATTAATGTTAACGTTCCTACCTCGACTGTAACCATCACACACACGCAAACTCAAACTCAGACTGTTACTGGCCCAACATCAACTGTGACTCAAACTAACACTGAGACTACGACTTTGCCAGTTGTGACAACCACAGTAACCAACACAACAACTCTGCCACAAGTAACAACTACAGTTACCGCAACACAAACCGAGACCACGACCACACCAATTACAACGACTGAGACCACTACAGTCAACCAAACGTTGACGGAGACTCAGACTGAGACACAGACCAACACAGTGACTCAGAATAACACGATAACACAGACTGAGACTTCAACTCTGCCGCAAGCAACAACCACAGTGACCTCACCACCTGTCACAACTACCCAGACTAATACAGCAACCGTTACCCAAACTAAGACTCAGACCAACACACAGACGCTTCCGGCAGTTACAGTGACGAACACACAAACTAACACAGAAACACAAGATATCACTACAACTCAAACAGAGACGGTTCCCACAACCGCGACTGAGACTCAGACTAACACAGAAACTCAGACACTACCCGCACAGATTGTCACTTCAACTGTAACCGCAAGTGTGACTTTACCAATCACCACTCGAACAGTAACCACCACGCCTCAATCCCTGCCAACGTCTGCTTGGTATGTCTTAGACAACTACTGGCCTCTAATCATACTCCTACTGCTCACAATTGCTGGATGCGTGGGTGTAGGACTATACCAAGTATGGAAGTCACCACCGAAGCCGATAGAAACTCCAACTACATAAGAACATAAGTAGGGGCGAAACTCCCCTTCCTTTTCTTTTAAAGAGCAACTCCAAGCAGATGGAGTATCGTTAGAATCGTGACAGTGAACCCTGCCGCACCAGTCAAAGTGATGCCAACCTTCTTCGCAAAGTCCTTGTAGTCTGTAGCAGTCTTGTTGGTCGATTCAAGTTTGCTGATTCGCTCCGCCATGATGGTGCTGTTGTGATTCATGACAGCACAACTTTCTTTCATCATATCCATCTTTACTGAAAGTGCAGCTATGTCGGCTTTGCTATCGACCATAAAGTCTGTCAATTTCTGATTCAGTTGAAGCAATAGTTCTCGGGATGTGTTACCATTGCCACTCATCACGCTTCACCCTTCTCCGGCTCCTTCTCCTCCTCTGGCTCTGGAACATCCTTTTCCTTCGGCTCGGTTTCGGGTTCCTTCTCTGGACCAAATGGGGTAGGCTTAGTGGGCTTCTTTGTCTGAGGCTTTGGTGAATCTGGTGAACTTGGGAAACCTATCTCTTTGGCATCCTTAAGGGCTTGAAAGATGTTGTTAACGACTTCAATGGTGTCGTCAATGTCGTCCATGTCTAACCCTTCGATGTCTTCCATGAATCCTTCGACTCCTGTGATTAGATTGCTTGCATTGGTCATGGCTTCATCCAGAGCGTCTTTGACCGAACTAGCATCAATGGGCTTTACTTCCTCTTCCTCTCCTTTCTTTTGACAAGTGCAATCCATGTAAGAGTTTCCACAGCCCTTACAAACTCCCGGCATCATCCCTTCTGCTACAACCGCACTACCGCACCTTGGGCAAGTTCCTACCTTGTCCTCTTCCTCTCCGTGGGATGGGAACTTATGGTAGAGGTCTCTTGCTCTCGGTGACATCCTCTCTTCGGATATGTCGGGTGGTGCGTCATGCGCCCCTTGGATTGGGCTTTGGCTTGGAACCCTTGCCTTTCCTTCGTCTTCGCTTCTGCTTACCTCAATAGGTTCGGTAGGTGAGACCTTGCTGTTGGGAGTAAGACCCTCTTCAAGTTTTCTGATAGCGTCTTCAGCCTTCTCATAGTAGGCCATCTCAGTCCCTCTAACCTTGTCAATCTCGGTCATAGGGTCGTCCCGACTGTAGAACTCTTCGGCTTTAGAGACTTCCTCTTCAGTCTTCTGGAGCAGAGCAGGCCAAGATAGTTTGTAACTCATCCTATATCAAGTCTTTATAGTGCTATGCACTATTTAAAGCCTTCCTAGAGCAACTCGTGTGGACTCTTCAAGAAGATACGCCAATCCAAAGGAATGGGCTCTCTCTTATAGAGAGCATACATTTCATCAACGTAATTTTCTGGGTATTGGGAGCGTCTAAGTATTTCTTGGAGACTCATATCTGGACTCACAGGGACTTTCCATCTTATAGGGGTAGGGTGTTCAGGGTTAACCGAGTGCTTAGTGAGGGTGATGCGACAAATCCTGTCCAAACTGATGAAGACCCTCTTATCGTGACGATACTGAAGCCAAGTGGCTAGGTTCCAATAGAGTTCGTCTCGATACCCATGCAACTCTTTGTAGGTGGTAGGAGTGATGTAGATGTAGAAATGAAAACCCTTTCCCGCACTGAAGAACATATCCACATTGTCCCAAAACCTAGTGCCAAAGAACCTCGCTTTCTCCAAGACACCAGCAAAGGTGTCGCCCTCTTTCACATCTATATCTACAAAGAGCCTGTCCAACACCACGGCATCCTTTCGTGGCTGTGGCCAGTCTTTAGTCTTAAGTGGAGCATAGAAGGGGAAGTAGGCATCTTCCACACTAGAAAGCCTGTTCAAAACAAAGTTGTAGTAATCTGCTTTTGTTTCCATGTGATAACGGTAGAGTCCTACGTCTGCCGGAATCTGAGGCAAATCTCTATCCCAATAGAGACGACCCAATTCAAGTAATGGCATATTTAATGGAGTCGAGATTCATCACCTTTATTTGTTCTACATAAGTCTTAGCCTGCTCGATGACATCATCCACAATCTTCTCCAAGTCGCCCACCATCAGAATCTCCACTGCGGCCAATCTGGGTAGGTTGTCCACTAGAGCGCAGTTCAAAGCCCCACCCCGAATGTGAGGAAAGGAGTGAGCGTAGTGCGCCTTGAGAAAGGACGAGACCTCTATTATCTCACAATCCTCAATCTCTTCAAAAAGACCTCTCTCATATACGGGTGTGTTGCAGAAGTCTCGAACCTTGTGATTGAACCAGAACTTCCTCAGAGTCAGGGTTATCCTCTCTTCTAAGGCTCGATAGTCGTCAATCAATCCCTTATGCAAGTCGCTGTCGTATCCCATGTCCTGTAGTGGAGCATAGTCTCCATAGGCCAGAATACCGAACCTTCTTCCCATTGCGTAACTATTTCTACAGAGGAAGCCTAGAATATCTCTAAAGACCGATACATGGGTTCCTTGGAGAGCGAGAGGATTGGCCGTCACAACGAAGGGACACGCACCTGTCACCGATAGAGTTGTGCCACCGCCAGCCACCGTTGCCCTTCCCGATTCTAAGAATCCTAGCAGGAATCCGGCCATGTTTTCCACCGTCTGGCTCTCAATCTGGTCTATCGCAAGCGGATAGTATTGCTCATGGAACAACCCATAAGCCTTATCGTCAGTCCACTTGGCCGACCCTAGAAGGGTGTTCTTGGTGGCCTTGTCAATCAATCTGCCAGCCAACTCGAAGAAGGTGCTCTTGCCAGTGTTAGGCGGAGTAATCTGTAATTCGTGGGGCTGATACCTCATGACATAGCCTCTCGGTAGGGTGGCTCTGTTAGCCAGAACCAGAGCAGGGTCTCTTGTGCAGTTGTATTCCATGATGCCTTTGATGAGATTGTTATACTCTTCGGTAGGTTTGTCTGCAATAGCATCGAACCACTTGCCCAAAGTAATGTCATTGAACTGATAGTCCGTCCCAAAAACATACATCCCCAAGTCATTCCATTCTTCTAGCCTTGGGTCGCCTCTCTGAATCTTGTTCATGATGTAGCCCTGTTCCTTCAATTCAAAGATAACATCTAAATCCTTAATAGTCATCTCAGTTAGAGGTAGGGCAGACTTCTTGCTATGGATAACGCTTTTAGTATCTACGATGTAGATAGGCGGAGTTATCACTGTTGGGTAAGCCCGATAGAGTTTGGCTCCTACGGTGATGAGGATTCCATTGTCGGTCTTCTCCATCTCAGACTTCTGATAGACGGGTTCGATTTGCTCAAAAGAATTGAGCACTTTGTTCTCAGACATTGGTTTCATCACTCTCTATTGGGGCTATTAAGGATTGTGTTCTTGACCTCGCCCTTATCAACTCACGCCAATTGGCAAGGGTTCTCAGTATTCGCTCATCTTCGGCTGTATCGGGAAAGCCCTGTGTAAGTTCGATTATTCTATTGGCTAAACAGGGATACAGTATCTCCATTACCTATCTTGCGTGAGTAAGGTTAATAAGGATTCTCACTCGTAAGCATTTAAATAGGCCAATTACGCAGGGTATAGTAGCATGGCAGAACCAGAAGGAGAGAAGGAACCAGTCGAGAAGCCGACAAAAGAGGCACTCGAAGACCTTTATCCAGATGTGGATATGCCCCACCTTCAGGCCGTCATCCAACTTCTTTACCACACGGCCAACGAGATTGACGACATTGAGAGCATAGACGCTACTCCCTATGTGACAGTCTATGTAGGTGGCGAAGAGTGGTTCGTTATGAACGACAGCGAGGCTGATGGGTATGCTGAAGAGAGTGCAGAAGAGTTGTTTGATGAGATGGAAATGGATGCGTTGCCCGGAGACTGGCCCGACTTCATAATGAACAAAGATGAGTTCGATTCGGCTTTATCCGAAGCCATTCAAAACTACATTGAGACCGCTAGAGAGGAGCCGTCTAACGACCCTACAACCTACGATAGCAAACTAGACGAGGAGATGGCCGGAGCCAATACCGCCTCAGAACAGGAGTTCGAGGATTATCTCACTACTCAATGGGTTCCAGACGGAGACGTTATCCAGTGGTTCATCAACGAATATGGTCACGAAGCCTTTAAAGAGACGGCCAATGTTGATGCTACAGCCCTCGCCAAGCACATCATGGAAACGGAAGGAAGAGGTTCTATCATCGCATCCCATGATGGAGAAGAGATTGACCTTGGTAAAGGTTACTACGGCTATCGTCTGAGTTAAGCCGAGAATCCTTATAAGTCGAGAGTTCCCATTGATGTATGAGAACTTTGACCAGAGAAGATAAACTAAAGTATCTCAAGACCTACAGAGAAACGCATAGGAGAGAGCGTTATCTCTACAATCGAGAATACTTCCACAAGTTGAAACTTACGGTTCTTACCCATTATTCTGGAACCAATCCACCCCAATGTGCCAATCCTTATGGAGAGCACAAAGAACCATACACTAACATAAAGGCTCTCTCAATAGACCATATCAACGGTGGTGGGAATAAGCATAGGAAGACCATTGGTTGGAGTCTCTACTATTGGCTTATTGCCCACAACTATCCCAAAGGCTTTCAGGTGCTTTGTATGAACTGCCAATTCATCAAGAAGTATGAAGAGGCTTACACAGAATCCTTAAATAGAATAGAGAGGAAGGGTATGATATGACACGATTCTTAGAATTGGATGAGCCAATGATACCGTTCATTTGTATGGGAACCTGCGGCAAGAAGCAGGCCGGGAAGAGCCTCTACTCTCGTGAGTTAGGCTATAAAGTAGTCAAAGAAGAGGGGGGCGAGATTCTGTGGCTGTCCACAGAAGAGCCTACCGACTTCATGTTCACCACCGCAATAGAAGAGCACGAAGGATGGGATAAGGTCTTTGCCAAGAAGTATGGCATTGAACCAGTAATTCATTGGGAATGGTGCCCGACTGCCGAAGACATGATGCGCTTCATCGGAGTCGAAGGAAAGGTCATAATCACCGAAGCAAGCGTATCCACACCAAAGCCTCTAAAGGACATAAAAGGTGAGAGTGCAGAAGACAGAACCAAGAGAGAGGCCGAAGCAAAGAAGGCGGCAGAGGAGAAGCAGAAGGGTAGCACACTTGCGTTCAAGACCATCAAAGTGGACACCGACAACTCGCCCCTGCTTAAGATGCTCAAAGCATATGACATACGTTACATTGTGGTTGACTCCTTCACCAATCCTTTTGACGAACTGATAAGCGGTGGGAGACAGAACTTCAACATCAGGGCGCAACTCGAAGAAACGTTCCTTAACACCATGCAACGCCTAGTCACCAGATACGGTCAATCGGTCAAGAGGAACACCTATATCATGACCACCAACCACATCACCAACAACCCGACAGACCCCTTCACAGCCATGATGATTGAGAAGGAACTTCATGAGAAAGGTGGTGGGGCGGTAGGTTACAACCTCAAAGTCCTGTATGGCTTCAAGCCGAGACAAACGCCTCATGGTCTGAGAGAGGTCTGGGTGATGAGATTCCCCAATCTGCCGGACTACGGTAAGATGTATAACTTGCTCATCACCAATAAGGGCTTCACCAAGACAACGAAGGACGCACTGAAGGATGTGAAAGAGGAGCAAAAGGAAGAGAGAAAAGAAGCGAAAGAATCATGAGCGAGAGCAGGAAGCATACAATAAACTGCAAGGCTCTTCAACAGATGCTTGAGTCCGAAGGATATTGCAACACCCATATGTATAGAAAACAAACCAAGTGCGATTGTTGGTGTCATCACCATGATTGACAAGGCGAAATTCAACACCGAGAATTTTAAGGCCCAGTTCAAGAAGGAAGGGAAATACACTGGCGAAGTCTACGAAGGCGGGAGCATGGGTGGTGGTTACGGGTATATAGCCCAACTCTTGCTTCATCCTGTAACAGATGGCCGAAACAGAATCCTATGGCTGATTTTGGCTCCCTATGCCGTAACTATCCTCAAATTGGATAGAGAGAAAGCCATAGCCT